ACGGTGCTGTCGTGGAGCAATTCGACGGCCGTCTGGGCGAGCGTCGACGGCGTATCGGCTCGCGAGGCGATGCTGGCCGGCCAGGAGCAGACGCAACTCACGCATCGCGTGCGGCTGCGATACCTGCCCGGCCTGACGCAATCCATGCGGTTCGCGTGGCGAAACCGGACGCTGGAAATCGTCAGCCTGCTCGAGCGGGGCAACCGCAGCGAACACGAGGCTATCTGCTCGGAGCGCACCGATGGCTGAGACAGTCGGCATCCGCATCACGGCGAACGTGCCAGGGCTGGAGCGGATCCGGGCGGCGTTCTCTGCGTTACCGAACAACCTCGCCGCGAAGCACATGGCCGCCGGATTGAAACGTGCGGCTGAGCAAGGCGGCACGCTGGCGGCGTTGAAGGCGAACACGCCGAAGGGGGCAACTGGCAACCTGCGGCGGTCGATTGCGGTGAAGACGAGGCGGTATCCGCGTACTGGCGTCGGCATCGCCATCCTTGGCTACAAGTCGGGCCGCAAGATGAACGAGCCCTACGACAACACGAAGCTCGGCTACCACCAGGGGCTGGTCGAGTTCGGCACGAAGGAGCGGTTTCGCCGCACGAAGGACGGTCGCGTCGTGTCCACCGGGAAGATGCCCGTGGGCGGGCGTTTCGGGCGTCCGCCGGTACGGTCGGCGTGGGAGCAAACCAGAGGAAACGTCGAGCGATTCCTGGTCGCGGAGATGACCAAGGCGTTTGATGCCGCCGTCAAAGAGCTGTCATTCCAGACCATCGCGAAGGGCTCGCTATGAAATCCCCTGAGTTCGTCCTGCGGACTGCCCTGGTCAATTCCACGGCGGTTAATTCGCTGATTAGCGGCCGGATTTACCCCCTGCGGTACGTCGGGCCGCAGCGGATTACCTATCCGCTGCTGATTTGGCGGCGAGCCCGCATTGAGCGGCAGCAGGCGTTCAACGCCCCGGTCGGCGTGCCACGGGTGACGATGGAGTTGTTCGCCTACGGCGAGACGTATGAGGCGGTTCGGGATTTGGCAGATAAGTGCCGGGTCGTTCTGGATGGGTACGGTGGCACCTTGGACAATACAGAGGTCAAGCAGACGGCCCTCGTTGACGAGGCCGATGACTTGGTTGACGTGGAGGGTGCAGAGTCGCCCCTCTACACGGTGAAGCAAACCTACGACATCTGGTGGCAGGAGACATAACAGCCCATGTCCACGACCCCTCATTCCAGCGGCGGCACGACGTTCACGTTCCCTGGCTTCACTGGCACGCTGACCGGTCTTACGTGGACCGTCGCCAATAACGCCGGCCAGGACAACATCGACATCTCGCACCTTGCCCTGACGGCTGGGGCTTCCATTCTTACCCTGCAGCGTCCGCTCAAGGGTACTGCTGGCGACACTGGCAAGACGGTGAGCGTCGAGTTCATCGGCACCGGGATGCTTGCTCAGGGTGCCACCGGAGCTCTGTCGGTGTCTGGGCCGATTTCGATCAGCGGCAACGCCACCTGCAACAGCTGCACCATCACGCTCGCGGTCAACGACGTGATCAAGGGCTCGGCCGAGTTCCAGTACGCCTGACCCACGGAGGTTTCCGTGGCGACGTACAGCACTGGAATCACGGCGACTTGGGGCAGCGCTACGTTCACCGAGGTCACGGACCTCGCGTGGACGTATGGCGGCAGTCTGCCAAAGGGCCGCGACTCTACGTGGACCGACGAACTGGGCAGCGTCACTCTGACGTGCCTTGGCTCGGTCGGTATCGCGACCAGCAACTACGGCTTGCGGAACGACTTGACGATCACAGGTGGCGGCGCCGCCTTGACATGCAAGGCAGTCTATCAGGGATTGAACGTAGCGCCGGAACTTAACGGTGTGACCCGTTACAGCGTGACGTTCAAAATCCTCGACGGGTGAAACACATGGCACTGACGGCTGACCAGATTCTCGCGGCGGACGATATGGGCCTCTTGGAGATCAAGGTGCCCGAGTGGGGCGGCGCTGTGTTTTGCCGCGTCATGTCATGCGGCGAGCGTGACGCCTACGAAAACGATTGGGTGCTCAACAAGAACAAGGGCGTGGAAAACTTCCGCGCCAAGTTCCTGGCGAAGTGCCTGTGTGACGAGAAGGGTGAACTGCTCTTCCCGGGCGATGCGGGTGTCCAGGCTCTTGCGAAGAAGTCGAGCAAGGTGCTCGGCCGCATCTGGACTAAGGCGATGGAACACAACGCCCTGACCGACAAGGACGTGGAGGAGCTCGCAAAAAACTAGCCATCCGCCCGACGAAGCGGTTCATGTTTCGTCTGGCGGGCTTTCTCGGCATGACCGTCAAGCAACTCATGCGGGACATGGACTCCCGCGAGTTGAGCGAGTGGATGGCGTATCACCGCTTCTACTCGCCGCTGCCTGACACATGGCGGGAAACAGGATTGCTGGCGAGTGCGGCGTTGGCTCCGTATTGCCCGCGAGGCAGGACGCCCAAGGCGGAAGATTTCGTACCGATTGAGAAACCACCACAGCACGACCTGCAACTGCTCGAGCAGTTGGAGGGCTTGAAGCGAGCGATGGGCAAGTAATGTCTGGCACAGCAGTTGGCCTCAACGTGATGTTCACGGCGAATGCCAGCGGCATGTCCAAGGGGCTGTCGCAGGCGGAGCGCCAGTTGCAGCGCCTCGGCCAGCAGGCTAATGGCCTGGTGTCGCAGTTCGATGCGTTCACGAGTTCTAGTTCGGCGGCTGCGGCGGCGCAGCAGAAGTTCGCCACCGACCTGGCGTTTCTCAATAGTGCGTATCGCACTAGGCAGGTATCCGCCGAGCAGTACGTTGCTGAACTGAAGACGCTGACTGCAGAAGCGAATGCGTCTGCGGCGGCATTCGCTGAAGGGGCTCGGATCACTGAGCAGCAGGCGACTGCAGAAGAAAAGCGGGCTGCGAGACTTGCTCGGCTGGAAGAGCTCCTCAAGCTCGGAGCACTCGAACAAGAGGCGTACAACAGGGCCACTGCTGAAGCCAGCGGAGCAAACGCAGAGGCTGCCGCCGCTGACGAAAAGCGTGCCGCCATGCTGGCGCGTGCGGCGCAGATCATCAAGGCAAACCTCAGTCCGCAGCAACTCTATGACCAAGAGGTTGAGGAACTTAGCCAACACCTTCAGGCTGGCACGCTCAAGCAAGACCAATACAACGTCGCATTGCAGGCAGCCGCCCAGCGTTTCGCCAAGGCTGAGGTCGCCGCAGCGAAGTACGATTCCGCTGCCGACGCTGCAGGCAGTGGCAACACGCTGGCGTTCAACGAACTGAGCGGTATCCTCGCGGCGTTGCCCGGCCCGATTGGCAACGTGGCTGGCCGGCTGTCTGGGCTGGCGAGTGCTGGCGAAGGGCTCGGGCGCGTGTTCGCTGGCGGTCTTTCGCAGGGGTTCGGCTCTGTTGCATCGTCGGTCGCCGGGCTCGTGAATCCGATGACGGCTGGCGTGGCTGCGGTAGCAGCGTTTGGTGCCGCTGCGGTTGGCGTGGCGAATGGGCTCGTGCAACTGGAAGACCGCGTCGAGCAACTCGGCAACCTGGCCGACCAGTTGGGCGTATCGTTCGAGTTCATTCAGACGCTCGAAGAGGCGGCGAATCGGTCTGGCGTTTCGGTCGAGACGTTGGCCGGTTCGATGACGCGGCTGCAAAAGACGCTGGCCGGTGCTGATGAGGAGAGCAAGCAAGCGCAGGCTGCACTCGGCCGCCTGGGCGTGAGCATTGAGGAACTGAACGGGCTGTCGCAGCAAGATCAGATTCGCCTAATTGGCGACCGGCTCCAGGCGATTGAAGACCCGGCGAAGCGTACGGCCGCTGCGATGGCGTTGTTCGGCAAGAGCGGTGCGGCGTTGCTGCCGTTCTTCAACAATCTCGGCCCGGCGGCGAACGACATCGAGCGGCTTGGCGGTGCGTTGTCCGAGATCGACCGTGGGCGGATTGACGATTTCGGTGCTGGGCTCGATGCCCTTGGCGTTGCCAGTTCGCGGCTCGGCGAGTTGCTGGTGCTGCCATTCGTCGGCCTCGGCGAAGGCATCGCGCAGGGTACGGCTGAGTTCTTGGGTGGCATCAACGCAATCGTGGAGCCGATTGGCAATATCCTTGAGCCGGTGCTGTCAAACGTTGGAACTCTTTTTGAAACGTTCGGTGTTATTCTTGGAACAATCGGACGAAACATTGGCGCATTACTTGCCCCGTTTGGAGAGTTGGCGCAGGCAGTTGGATCAGTTACGAGCACATTCAATGACGCATTTGTAGACGTTGTTCGGTACTTAGGCGACGCGAGCAATGCGACTACTGAATGGCTCGTTTCGTTTTCGCCTATCGGTGCCATCGCCGAAAACATCGGCGCGATTGGCGAAACCATCTCGCGTGTCGCGACCATCATCGGCGAGGCGTTTTCCCAGGTCACCGGCTACCTCGGCGAGCAGTTGGCTTCGTGGGCTGAGTTCTTCGGCCTGCAGTCAGCCATCGAGACGATTGGTGGTGTGATCTCGCAAGTGTTCGGCAGCGTTTCGTCGGTGTTCGGCACCATCGCGAAGGCCATCGGCGGAACGGTCGGCCGTCTGCTGACCATTGCCGAGAACTTCCTTGGCATCAAGCGGGAAGTCGAGACACCAGTCGAGGCCACCCTAGACGTGTCGCAGCCTGTGCTGGCTGCCACGCAGTACTACGACGAAATCGACAAGGCGTCGAAGAAGGCCGCCGAGTTTGGCCAGGCTGGGTTCGACGCGGCGATCGCGTTCCAGAACCAACTGGAAGAGATCGCACAGCTCCAGGCCGACGGGACGCTGTCGGCAGACGAGGCGAAGAAGGCGTCTGAGAACGCCCGCAAGGAGTTCGAAGCGAACATCAGCGTCATCGAGGATGAATCCAAGGCACGCCAGAAGGCAGCGGAGGAAGCCCAGCGTGCAGCCGACGCCAAGGTAGAGGCAGACAAGCGAGTTGCCGACTCTGCCCTGGAGCGTTTGCGAATCGAGGAAGAGTTTGGCGGCGACTCGCAGCGTGCGCAGGCTGCCGAGAACGTGCTGGCGATTCAGCGTGAAATCTTCCGGCTGGAACAGCAGCAACAGGCGGCAGCCGATGCCAGTGACGCCGCTGAAGAGGCCCGCCTGTCAGCCCGACTTGCTGGACTCGATCAAGTGCTCGCCCGCGAGCAGGACATCGCCAGCGGTGCCGCCAAGTCACGCGAGGAAAACCAGAAGGCCATCGACGCGGCGAATCAGCAGCTCGAAGAGGCGTTCACGTTCGACGCTTTCCAGATCGCTCCTGACGCCTTCTCTGCAGCCCAGCAACAGATCGACGAACTGCGGCAGAGCCTAGATGACAACATCATCGACGGCGACACGTTCCGCGTGGCGGCGCAGGCCGTTGTCGATCGCTTCGAGGAGGCCAAGAAGGTCGCCGAAGAAATCGGCAAGCTCGAAGAGAAGTACGCCGAGAAACGTGCCGAGATCGACCGCGACCGCATCGAAGAACTTGCCACGGTGTCGCAGAAGGCTCTCCAGGGTAACGACGTCCGCACGAGCGAAGGGGCGTCTCAGTTCCTGGCCCTGGCGACGGGCCGCGAAGATCCCGCCGTCGCTGAGTACCGCAAGCAGCTCAAAGAACTGCAGGACATCAAACGCGAGATCGCGAAAGCCAACGCCCAACCGGTGCAAATCTAATGGCCGTCATGCTCGCCAACGAAGTTCTCCCGCGTACCTTCTCGCACAAGTTTGGCGAAAGCCCTACCGCCGAGCGGAAGTTCGTCGTGACAGTGGACGTACCGACGCCGACCGCGTCGATCATTTCCGCAATCGGCATCTTCCACGGCGACTCGCACCCCGAGTTCGCGTACCTGCTGATGCTCGATGCGTCCATCACGGAGACGGATCGCCATCACGTCGAGGTAACTTGCCGGTATGAGGTGCCGAAGCAAGAAGACCTGGACCCGAATCCCCTGGCCCGGCCCGACGTGTGGTCGTTCTCTACGGGTGGCGCCCAGGTGCCGGCCCTCACGTACTACCACGGCACTGGCAATGCCGACCGGCGCCCGCTGGTCAACGCGGCTGGGGATTTCTTCGAGGGGCTCCAGGCGGTCGAGTCCGAAGTGCGGGCGACTATTGCTGGCAACCGTGCGGCGTTTCCGCTGGCTGACGCTGCAGCGGTGACGAACACGATCAACGCGAGTCCCTACCTCGGCGGCAGTGCTCACACCTGGCTCTGTGCCGGGATTAGCGGGAGCGCTCAGACCGAGGTCGTGAACGACGAAGAGTTGCGGTTCTGGTCGATCACGGTCGAGCTCGTCTATCGGCGCAGCGGTCACAATCTGTTGCTGCCGAACGTCGGCTGGCACTTCTTGGATGGCGGCCAGAGGAAGCGAGTGTGGGTCAGAGATCCAGACACGGGCGAAAAGGTTGCGTCGGGCTCGCCCCGCGCGTTGACGAATGTCGGCGCCCTCAAGGGTGAGGGTGATCTGCCCGACATTCTGGAACGCCGCATC